CAACTGCTACAGTGTACATAATTGTTCCAGCAGCACTTTCAAATGCAAGATTTGCTGGACGGCGAATAACATTTGAAATTACTATAGAGTTTTCGCCAATATTTTGAAATGAAATATTTTCTTTGTTGTCAAATACTTCATAGTCTGACGATATATCTAGCATTAGAAACTACTCCCATCATACCTAACTTCAATTAAGTAATTATTTTTGGAGTAAATTGGAGAGAGTGCCCTTGTTGTATCTGGGATGCTTTTCCTTCCCCAATCAACAAGGATTTGCGAATATTCAGCTGGATTCCCTGTTGGGCCTCTCATTGATTTGTACCCAATGTCATACACTAATTCATTAGATCTCTGCTTGAGAGTAATGCTTTTAGCGAGAAATCCAGTTCGTGTACTTGGATATTGACCCCGCTTTGATGCTGGCGGGAAAGTCCTATTGGTCAATAATTCTTTGTGTTTATCGACAATGTATCTAGCGGTTTCCTTTAGCTCAAATCGAGCCAGTTTTTTATCAATTGGAACATCTTCGACAACGGTTTCTTCTGAGACATTAGAAGAATAATCATACGGCAATTCATCTGGGTTATACGGTCTTCCGCTAAGAAAGTTCACTACTGAATTGAAAAATTTAACCGTTGACCAGACTATTGCTCTGGCCAAATCGGTTATTGCGGTTCGCTTTTCTTCAACTTTTTGGCGTTTAGAAATAACCTGCTGCGTAGGTTCTTCCTTGTATCGTATTGATAATACAGGGAAAAATGCCATTTTATTAGTCCGTTACCATGTAGGTTAAATGACCACCAAGGCTTGTTGATGCGCTTAGAACCAAATTCAAGGCCTCGCCAATCTCGGTTCTAAGCACTCCAACAGTACCAGCTGGAGTCATTGCTCCATATGCTGCCATCGTATTGCTGTGATTCCCAAAATACAGTGTTCCAGTAATTGCTGTAGAACCTGAAGCAAAATATGCGTTTTGGTTCGCTGAACTCGTGATGGCATACAGTAACACCAAAATTCTTTTACCTGTAACAGCAGCAACAACAGTGTTTGATCCAGCTGTAGCTGCGTCAATTTTGGCGTATTTCATCGGGATTTCATCCTTGTCATGCGCTGATATGGTCCACCAATAAGCTGCTTGGTCTTTATCAATGATGCCAGTTTGGTTGTCAATGTATCGAGATAGTCCCCCCAAGCCACAGTCTGACCATCGACCGTGTAATTGGGCTTGGGACTAGCAGTTATTTCCTTGATCGCTGAAGAGATGTTTGCGATTGCCTGATCTAGATCAGTTTCCGCTGACATCTTTCATCTCCAATGCGATTGGTTGTCTACTTTCATGCAGATGGTAACGAATTCGATATTCGTTCTTAGCCTGTTCTCTGCCATAAGCCTTGATGAAGGCACGGGGTAAATCGCCATAAGCAACTTCCCATGCCTTCATCATTGGCGTAGCAACAACAGGCTTATCAGATGTGGTGGGTTTCATCTGTATGCCTCAATTATTAAGCGTTGTTGTTCTTGACGATGTGCCAAGGACTCCAGACGCTTGGGATACCTCGCTCTTCAGCGAAGTAGGATGCTACGATGCCCCGATCCAGCATTTCGTACTGGCTTGGGCTTGCTTGGGTTACAGTCAGCGGGAAGTTCTGCATATAGCGGTATGGTTTACCAGCTTGCATCATGAACCACAAGCCATCAGTGTTAGCCTGACTCAAGTTCAGACCATCAGCTGCCAAGCATCGCTGCTCAACAAGCGGACTGGTAACAACATTGAACTGGCCACTGTAAGGATTGCCCGGAGTGCTGGCAATGTTCAATTCAGAAGCAGTAGCCTGAGTTGAACCCGGAGTGGTACGGCGATCAGTGGAGGATGCCCCAATGATCAGATTGATGGTTGCCATCTTCGCCGGATTAACCAAAATGGTATCCGGCGTAATGAGCAAACGCTTTGCCGTATGAGGATCTTCTTGGCGAGTGAACAGCAGATAAGCAGACTGGAGCGAAGTCCAATCTACCAGCTGGTTCGTATGGGCGTTCAGATAGCCAAGTGTTCGGCTTGTCTGGAAAGTATTGTAAGCAGTACCGCTGTACTTGAATGAGTTGTTGACACCAAGGAAGGTATCAATTACTTCAAGTTCCTTACGGTATGCCAACTCAGTGCCAATACTAGATGCCTGCTGGAGAATTGCACCAGTCAGATCAAAGAAAACCGTTTCCTTGAGAACATCAAGTGCCAAGGCATTTTCACGGGTTTCTGGAGTCTCGATCCAACGCTCCCCGAATTGGGCACGAGGATGAGTTTCACCGGGAGCCCGCCTACGCCCACGATCACCGATGTTCTGAAGACCGATAATCTTCTGACCATTGAGCTTTGTGGACTCAACAGGCATCAGGCGATCAGCAATCAGAGCAGGGTTCTGGAATGCTTCCAAAATCTTTACTTCAACCAGTCCACCAACGATGGAGGTGAAAGTATTGATGTTCAGAAAAGCTGAAGGATCAAGACCAAAACCAGTGGCCTCAACCAGTGCCCGTTGCTCATTGGGGAAACCAGTTTCCACCAGTGAACGAGCTACCGTGTACTGATTCATTGTGCCGGATTCAGGATTAAAGATCTGCCTCCAGCTTGGCCCAACAATGGATTCAGCAAGCTCTTGCAGGCTGAACTGCTCTGGACGGACGCTACGGTCCTTCAAGATGCGGTTGCCAGCAAAGTCCTTGTTGTCGTTCCCTTCCTTGTCGCAAAGACCAAGACCTTGGCGCATTTCGGTTAGGAAACGCCATCGACCGTTGGTTTCTTTGATTCGGGACTCATACAGATTTCTAAGTTTCATCGTGTTCATGGATCAGTACCTTTCTTATTGTGTTGTGGATCAGGCTGAGGTGATGGTGTTGTAATCAGCGAAGTTGTAAGGCGACCATCGCCCAATCAACCGCACTCGCACCGATGTGGTATTCGATGCGTAACGCTCAACTACATAACCAAGTGCCTCACCAGAATCGGTGGTCTTCACGAGTGTTTGCGCTGCAACATTTCCAGCACCAGCAGTTGCTGCAACCGAAGCTGCAACCAGATCACCGGGCTCAAAAGTGGTAGCTGCACAAGTTGCTTCATACAAAGCATCAGGGGCGAAGGTGATTGATTCACCATTGAAGGCTGGATAGCCAGCACTGGCATCAGTTGCCAGCTTGCCTTGAAGGGCAACGCCAGCGAAAACTGCACGAATTGCAGCTTGATCGGTATTAACCGTCCCAGTTGCTACATAAGCATCGAAGGGCTTCAGCACTTTGTTGGTGCTGTCCCAGTAAAGCAGATCTCCCACACTGATGGCAGTTGACGCTGCGCTAGCGAGGCTCATCACCGTATCGCTTGCTGGTTTATAAAGTTTGCCACCACCAAAAGTCGTACTCATCGTCGTACCCCCTTTTTAGTTTTGCAACCAACGGAACAAAGAATCACCTTCAGGAATACCATTACCCTTACTTTCTTGAAGTGGGGCATTGATTGGTGGGCATTTGGGCTTTGCAGCTTTCTCAGAAGCAGCAATACGCTTGATCTGACGCTCCAGAGAAGAAGCGGAAAGACTCGAAAGGTCTTCTACAAGAGAATCTTCAAACTTAATTCCAGCTTGCTCACACAAGTTGCGAATGTTGTCCTTAGCTCTCAAGTATTTCAATTCTTCTTTAGGATCTTTAGATTCTTTTACAGGCTTCATGCGCTCCTTCTTATCTGCATATTTATCTTCGCCACCATCTTCCTCTTCGCCTTCTTTGCAACTACCCTCTTCAGCACCCATGCTGCCTTGGTAATCGCAACCGCACTTAGAACACTTCTTAGTGTCCTTCGCCTCTTCGGTATCATCCGATCCTGAATCAGCTGGCATATCGCCCTTCTGATCCTTATTTGAATCATCAATACGATCCATAGCCTCAGTTGCATCCATTTCTTCGTCCCCCATTTCATCCATAAGGAAATCAAGAACAGCATCAGCTTTACGATCATCAGCCATATCATCACGGGTAATGATCTGCATAATCCGGTGGTGTAAGTCTTTTCTGTCTTCTTCTTTTTCGTTCACTACTGGATTAGTCTCGTCTTCACTCTCTTTAATAGTTCCAGTAGGCTTGTTTGCGCTTTTACTCTTAGATTTCACGAATCCCCTCCTCGCCTTAGGAGAGCGTTTTTTACTCGTTCTATATACTCCAGAGTACGCTGCTTCTTCTGTTTTCTGCTTTGTTGTCGCTGATTCCGTGAGCGACTGAGTCGTTGCCGGGTCTGCGACGAGATCGACATGGCGCACTTCTGTTATCCTTGAGACAACGAATATACCCTGTTTATCTACAGATCCTTCGCCCTGAGCGTTATGGCTCATTCCAAATACATCATTGAGTTCTTTGCGCTCAGCAGCTTCGCATACGCTCTCAGCCATCTCATGGCTTTTGAGGTAGAGAAGATCACCGAAAAGTCCATCGCCTTCGACGAATCTTACATTGATAAACTTTCCAAAGCGGTCGTATGTTGAACGCTGCTGGGTTGGGCCTTTTTCTGGATGGTCAATATTGACCTTTTTTCCTTCGTACAAGGAAATCGCAGCTTTGCAGGCTTCAGGCGTATACCGCCTACCATTCTGGGATGTGAACCCAAGAATCTTGATGCCTTTGATGATCCCGGCTTCACGATCAACCGTCAAAGCCTCTTTCCCACTTGACCATTGGCTAAGTGGAATAATAGAGTTGAGGTCTTCTAGAAGCGAAAGATTAGTTGGCATATTGGATATATTGATAGCAATATAAAATTGTGTCAAGGCTTGAATATGATATTTTTTGCTTTTTTAATTCTTCCTGCCCTTTTTTGCGGAGATTCTGATTTTATTTCATCTAAATCTAGTAACATTCCAGAA